CAAAAGTGATCGGAAATTCGATATCTTGTATTTTTTTGTTGAGTGAGTATGATTCCTTCATTTCGTTAAATACACGACGGATACCTACGGATACATCTGAATTGTATTCCTCGTAATAACTAAGATCTGAACTTTCAGAGCTTTCAACCTTCCATTTCACAATCAGCTCACATCTAGGTGTATTACCAGTTCCTGTATGTTCGTATATAAAGATGCACTTTCCAGGATTTTTAGTCTTGTAGTATGCTTGTAAATGTCTAGGTAACATAAGTTCACCGTTTCTTCTGTTTCTGTTAAAAACAAAAATATTACATTTGTAAATTTTCTCCAACATAGAAATGAAAAGTTTGGGTTCGAGATACGTATCTCCGTCGGAAAGTATTTTTGTTATTTCGTCATTTGTGTAATCGTACATTTCCTGTCTTGCAGCTGCAGCGTTTTCTGCAGTCGCTAACTCTTCTCTGGTCTGGTATAGAAAAGCCTCTATCTCGCTAGCGTCATCATAATCAAGGATACCCGTCTCTTCATGCATACCTTCCATAACGCAATTAAGGAAACTACTCTCTGTCTTCAGAACTCCTTTTCTGACATACATGTATCCTTCCTCGTCAGATAGAAGTTTGAATACTTTAGAAATATCAGAGGGTAGAGTACCGAAGTTGTTGCGGTCAACGAACTTGTTCGTAGTGATAAAGTCCTGTTGTTCCTTATCTTCTTTAGATGCGAGCTCTTCTCCAAAGTAGTAGTGACGATATATGGAACCAGCCTTCTCTGAATGCTTCTTCTCGTAACAACAAGGTAAATAAGGTACAATATCGTTATTAGAAAGAGGATTTGAACGTAGTCCAGGATACTTAGCGTCCTCGTGGTCGCATACATAGTTACGGGGTTCGAAGCCCTCTTCGTTAGTTTGCGGATATTTCATAACTTCCTTACCAAGCGCTATAGCTGCCTCGACCTCGTCATCTTCTATTATTGTGGGTTGACTTGGACATTTTGTAGGATATCTATTAATGAACACTTCAGGGGCTTTATCTTTGAGTTTCAGTTTTCTAATTTGTTTAGGGGCTTGTATAATCTCTTTCCCAAAATCAGGTATGAACCTCTTGTAGAATTCCATAAGACTCTTGTACTTTTCATCGTAAATTTTGAAGAGTTTACTCATGACTCCCTGAAAGAATTCAACAGACTTTATATCTCTTGCAGAACTGATCTTCACTCTTATGTATTTCGACCCTATTTCGAAGAGATCTTTCATGTCTTTACCCCTTAAACTTTGGTCCTCTCTGTCGGATATTTTTTCCGTTATATTTGCTGTGACTTCGCCAACTACGGGATGTTTAAAATGTACATAGATACTTGCTTTACTCTTACTAGCTTTATCACTTTCGTCAATAGCTAATAGGTTGGAGAACAACGGGTCGTTCATTATTAAATCGGACATGATATATTTGTCCATTGTATGCTTCGGGAAGTAGAATACACCATTTACATAGCTTTCTTTTATACTGGTCGCGTTGATCTTACCTATACCCTTGAGTGTATCAGTAAATCTCTCGATAAGTTGATCTCTTGTTAGGTACTGATTAGATGTCGATAAAGTCATACCTGCAGTCAGTTCTTCCATGTTGTCGGTTCCTATGATGTTTGCCAAGATGATGTCAGTATAGTCGGATGGCTTCACGTTCCTGCTTTCAGGTTTTTGTAAAACCTTCATAATTATTGCATTTTGTAAATATCCACTCCATTCCTCCTCTGGGGTAAAATCTTTCAGAATTTTAAAGAAACCATTTATGCACGCAAAAGGTACACCGCTATTGAGTTGTATTTGATTGAATATTTCCATGATAGAGATATTCTTAATGTTGAGGGTAAGATCAAAATTTACCTTTTCTAGCTCAAACTTAGTATATTCTACTCCAACCATCGTCTCGATAGTATCTGCTAGCTTTACATGTATCTTTACCTTCTTCTTGTTTGCTTCCATAATTTTTTCAAACCCATCCGTCTGTCTTTCACGGTTTTCTATTATATCATTTAGATCTACGTTATTGATATTGAGAGCTTTGAGATCTGATTCTATAGTGAGTAAATATACCGGGACCATGCTCTTATCTACATCTGTGATAGTTGGGTTATTATTCAGATAAATCTCTAAGATTGTAGAATCTCGAACATCCTGTGATAGCATTGGACGAACTCTCTCATATAGTTTCGAGAACCCTAGACCAAAATTTGGATCCATTATTACCGATCTCACATCAATAACCTTGATGTTTTCAATTTCTGAAAGCTCTTCAAAATCAGGTTCCCCTTCAGGGAAAAAAAGGTATTGAGGAAGAGTATTCATGTCAGAAGCTATTCTTTCCATGATTGTTTCCTTTGTGTCTATGGTATAAACTTTGAATTTTTTGTCGTTGATCCGCACCATTTTGTTTATTACCAATATGGATTATAAATAGATGTAATAAGTTGATCTTATTACATTCAGGATGAAAATTCGATGAGGTCCGTAACTTCACGTCCATTGATCTTTTTGTCAGAGACAATACCGTCTTTTATAAGAACGTAAGTAGGAAAACCTATGAAATCTGACTTGATAGTTTTGAGTCTGTTACCAAGATCTTTCTCAGATTGTCTATCGCCATCAGCCTGAATGGTTGCACAGAAGACCTTTCCTTGCATTTTGTTTGCAAACTCCTGGAAGGCTGGTTTTGCCTTTTTACAGTGTCCACACCAGCTTGATTGCATCATAACGACAACTGGTAGATCAGATGGTATATCTTTGTTAGATAGTTTACCATCCTTTGTGAAATCAGAATCTTCAAGATACGCTACAGGGAATTCAAAATCACTCATTTTCTTTATATAATAGGGATATTATTTTTACTGAAACATCACTTAAAAAGTTAAAAGTACAAGAAAAATGAGTTCCAAGAGTTTGTTTAAATGTAAAACAGGAGAGGCCTACCAAATGAAGGTTCTTTCAGAATTACTCACTCACAATCTAAAAACAGGTTGTTTCGAGATAGGTCCAGACGGTATTAGTCTTAGTATGCTGGATAATCCCCGCAAGACAATGATTGATCTTCATCTAGAGGCTGAGAATTTCTCTATATACAAGAATAAGAGTGAAGAGAAAATGTGCATTGGGTTAAATATGAACCATCTCTATCGAATGTTGAAATCCATCAAGAAGAAGGATTCGCTTGAGCTGTTTATTAACTCGGATAACCCTACAGAACTTGGAATCAAGACTATTCCTAAGGAGAATACACGAACTACTACCTCAAGTCTGAAAATACAGAACATCCAAAATGTTAATGTGAGTCCTCCTGTGGGGTATAAGAAGCCAGTTATTGTTCCTTCTTCCGAGTTCCAGAAAATGTGTAAGGATCTTAGTAGCATTGGTAGTGTGAATATTTCTGTCACTGCGAGTAATTTCCAGATTAAATTTACTGCTGACGCTGATGGTATTCTTACTAGAGCAGTTGCTTTTGGGGAGAATGATGATAGTGACGATAGCGGGGATGAATCGGAACCACTATACAAGGCTACTTTTGCGACTGATCAGCTGTCAAGAATCGCTAAGCTTTCAGGTCTTGGTACTACAATGCAGATTTACACGGCTACACCTGATCTCCCGATCCTATTCAGGTCCTCTGTGGGAACACTCGGCAAAATCTCTGTCCATATTAAGTCCAAGGAGTTGATTGATAAGGAGAATGATGATTATGAAACTGATGACGATGAATAAAAAGATTGTATTAATATAAATGAAAGTAGATCTTACTGTTATGACATTTATATTAACATTTGTTCTGAGTTGCATAATTCTTTATTTTGTTAAACCTGCATGGGTTCAGGTTGCAAACGAAGAGGGTAAACTAGTCATTTCTTGGCCGTTTATAATAGTCTACTCTCTCATCTTTGCCAGTCTAATGGCTATAGTCGTGCTTGTCATATTCGAGATCGACAAGGACAAATCATCCAAGAAGGTCCAAAGCGTCGAAATGGTTGAAAAAACCAAATTCTGCAGTACATGCACCTACTAAAAAGGTATTTAAACGGTCACAGTAGTTACGTAAAATGAGTAGTAGTTCAGGTAGTAAAATTATCGAAGTCAAAGAACTTGACCCAGAGATCATTCCCCCTATAACTTCAAAGTTTCAAGATCCAAATTATAATGGTGGAAGTAAGTTGGTTGTTGTTGGAAAACCAGGTACTGGTAAGTCTACACTTATCAAAGCACTTCTTCACTCGAAAAAACACATCTTTCCTGTTGGTATGGCTATGAGTGGTTCGGAAGATAGTAATCATGCTTACAAGGAAATAATGCCAAGTACTTTTGTGTTCAATGAATACGATGAGGACAAACTCAGCGATTTTGTTAAGCGTCAAAAACTCGCACATCAACATTTACCAAACCCATGGGCTGTGATTATTCTTGATGATTGTACTGATGATCCTAAAATTTTTAACAAACCATTACAGCAGGCAATGTACAAGAAAGGACGTCATTGGAAGTGTATGTATATCTTGTCTCTTCAGTACGCGATGGATGTCAAGCCAGTTATCCGTACAAATGTCGATGGAATTTTCATCATGCGCGAGCCTCTCCTCAAAAACAGGAAATCCTTGTACGAGAACTACGCATCTGTTATCCCTGACTTCACCACCTTTTGTGAGTTGATGGATCAACTAACAAATGATTACTGCGCGCTCTACATTCACGGTGCAACACATACAAACACTTGGCAGGAATGTGTTTTCTACTGGAAGGCGCCCGTTGTCGATCCAAACTGGAAGCTTGGTGCACCTGAGTATTGGGCTTTCCATGAGCAGAGATATAATCCTGATTACGTCGATCCGATTGTTGGAGAATAATCAAAAATCGTTATCGTAGTTGGGAGGGGCTGGTAGAGCTCCTTGATTCTTTGCATATTCTATCCTAATTCTATGTGGAATTATGAAAGACACACTTTGCATCAGTAAAAAGAACGGAACCTTTACAGTATTAAATACCCCTTCAACAAAATTAATATGACCAGACATCTTTGAGCCATGATGCTCAAGATCATTCATCTTCTCAGTCATCCCTTTCATTTCTTCTCTCATATTTTGTATTTCCTTGAGAAGTATATCGATTTTTTCTGATTCGCTCATGTTTATTCTGAGCAACAAATTTTAAAATAGCAATTTCTTGTTGGAATATAAATGGAAAGCCTTCTCATAGATTTTGACAACATCATAAGACATAGCAATCTGGCTCTTCTGAACGCAAAGATCAAACCATTTCCAGAAAGCAATCAGTCAACTGGAATAATCCTTGCTATAACAAAGTCAGAATTTGACTCTTTAGAAAAGGTACCAGCTGGTGAATCAAGGGTCAAATACATGAACACAAAGAGATTTGTAGATAGCATCAGAGGTTATGCTTATATAATTTACGACAAACAGAGGAAAATTTGCGAGATCACAGGAGTTAATGGCTCTGTTCTACCACAAATAATGGATAGCTTGTTGACATATATACCCAATAATGTCACTCTCTGGGTAGGGATAGATACATCGGATCCTAATCAACACATACTTGCAAAGGAATACTGTAAATCTGGATTCCATGACCCTCATATATGTAAATCTAGCCCATTGGGTTATCCTTTCAAAGAGTACGGATTGTGTCTTATAAAAGAAAACAATACGTACAGCTCGAACGCTATGAACGACGTTAAATATGTAATAAAAGAGTTTTCTAAAACTATTAGCAACAACTGCATGCTTACAGCTTGTCTCGGTAAAGATACTATCAAATTCTTGAGTAAACTGAGTAAGTCAGGATCTACCATAAACAAAGACGGGAATATAACACAGAAGGAGATTGCTGGTAAGCTTTTCGTGTCATCAACTAATTCTAAAATCACACAGATATTAGACGTCGACCATCAGTCAATAATAACAGGTGAAGAAGAAGGTGTAAATGTGGTAAAAGGTCTCTACAACTTTCATTCACACCCATATGAAGCTTACAAACGTCATAATGTGAACCTTGCTTGGCCTTCCTGTCAAGACTATATAGGATTTCTTCTATCATCTGTATTATACGACACTATACTACATATAGTCATAGGAATAGAGGGGTTCTACGTGATTTCATTGACAAAGGAATGGACCAGCAGAAAAGATGATATAACCAAAGAAGTAGAGAAATTTATTGTAGATAATTATGATCATTTCTACAAGAAGGGGGAAACACCATCTGGATACACGCGAAAGGTCAACAGTATATCCTACAAAGGATTTCCTATATTTAACGTACAATTCATCGATTGGAATAATTCTTCTGATAGTTTCAAAGTATACTACAGAAAGAAAGGAGTTAACTGCTTTGCAACAGATAAGACTTTGCAGAAGTACAAAGAGCTGTATCTCTAAGATTTTTAATTACAAAATTAAAAATTCTATATATAAAATGCCTTTTGTAAGTCAAGCACAACGTGGAGCCTGTTACGCGCAAGCAAACAGGGATAAGAAATCTGGAAAAAAACCAGCATGGGATTGTACTAAATGGGAGAAAGAAACAGTTGGAAAGCTTCCGTTGAAATTTTGCGGAGCTGCGTGTACAGATGGAACCGTATGCGTTCGCGAATGTAAGAATGGAAAATGTTGGCAACACTGTAAGAAAAAGTGATTACGTATGATTATTTCTAAGATATGTTATAATCTCCCAAAGAACCTTGCAGTCAAACTCATTATATTTACCAACATCTTTCATCGTATCAGTCTCAACCGCATTTTCGGTTGTATTGTAACATTTCCATGCATTTACCATTGCTGATGTACCTGAGTCACAATCACTATCCAGATCAACCGTGATCATACCATGCTTCTTCATAGCCTTGGCGATATTCTTCAGACCATAATTAAAACAATCTTTCAAAACGATCGGTTCATTCTGAAAGAGTTTACAGAGGTCTGACCACCCCTCGAGAGTCAAATGCTCCTTGATCTCATCCTGTTTATTTGTATCAATTATCCTCCAAAATCTCTCCTCCAAGATATATCCTGGTTTAGTTAATCTTGCTAACTGTCGTTCGACCGCAGATTTCCAGAAATTTTCATCAGCGCACCAGTGATGAAGTTTAGGGTTACCACGATCCTTAACAAAGGTAGCAAAATCGTTCATTATAAGAAATTCCTCATCGTAAGTCAAATTTCTACATGTAAATGTCTTATGCTTCCATTCTCCATCTTCCTCCCATCCAACACCAATCATAAAAATGATCCCTTGCTGTCTCTGATCTGTCACATCTGGATTCGGTGTGAATATATCAGAAAGTGTCTCAAAGTCCACATATAAGTCGTTCCCTCCATTCTTCCAATCATTCATGTTACCCGAGATGACTTGAGGCAAAATCTTGATGTTGTCTTGACGGTTGATATCTATGATTTTATCGATGGTTTCCGACCTGTTAGAATTGATACCTAAACTAACAGTACTGCACCTATTATCTCTCCAGTTAGTTATACCCTCCTTGATAGCAATACTACGGTTTTTAGGACCAACGTTCCAGATCTCTGTAATCTCACCAATTTCGCTAGCGATCTTCCTTTTCTCGGCTTGCCAGTGCCCAGAATCAGTACACATGTTTGGAAACAACTCGGGACGACTAGGTGGGTTTACAGACCAAGATGCTCCATTCTGTCTAACATCTCTAACCCAGTCAATACCTTTTTTTGTGATATGTTTATAGATACGATCTTTATCCGTGTAATCAATCTTACCCAATCTACAAAATGGTGTGTAGTCATTGTAGTCAAGACCTCTAGTGAAAGATGTTCTTCTACCCATGATGAATGCAAAAGGTGACACATAGCCTTGCAACTTACCAATTGCTTCCGTATATATGAAACACTGGGCCTTGTAGGCGGGTATATTTCCATAGTTACGCATACTTTCACCATCACTACAGAGCTTCAGGGTAGTATATTTCACATCAATTACCACATAATGGTAGTTATTTTTCCCTAGCATGGGTGCGTTGACACTACTCTCTTTGTAAGTTAGTGAAGGGATCTGTACTAATTTATTGACGTAGTCGCTTCTGACAAGTAGATCAATGATACCATGTGTCTTATTCTCCTTGTTTATCACAGGAGCTGAATGAATGATCGGGACCCCCTGTTTCATCATTTCAAGTGTCTTATCACAGGTAGAGGGTGTGATTTTGTTCGAAATTGTCACAACCTTCTCTATATTGTGGTTGATAAAATCAACGACTTTATCCTCAAATTCGTTTCCCTTGTCTATTATAAATTGCGTGAATTCAGGTAAGTCTCCCTTTTTGTTTACTCCATTGTATTCCATCCAATCGGACAACGTGTCACCCTTCATATAATTAAACAGGCTTGTGGCTGAAACCATATTCATATGTTTTTGATACGGAATTGAAAGACGAGGCCTTTTAGACCTGGTGTTATATGCGACAGAACAGCTGCTACTGAATGATCTCTTCATTTTTAGTTTATTTTGAGCCATGTATATGTAAAAATCAAAAATATTTTAGTTTAAGAAGCACAATCCCGTATGTTAAAATGTACAATTTTACCGTCACATTGTCGTGGATAATATTACTTGTGATTGTTATGTTATACCCAAAATACTCTCAGAATAAGCGATATATGGTTCTAATATTGCTTATACTGTTAAGTAAGAGCATAGAAGTTTTCGGATATATATCAAAAGGAGTCATTAAGACTCTTATGGGTGATAAAGAAGGGTATAAATATCTAGCTAGAGGAGTGTTTGTAGAGTCACTGAGGTTTCATCATAATTTCGAGGCCTTGTCCAAGGAACATACTATATATCTTGTGAATTATCCTGTAACTATACTTGAATATGCGTTAGCTAGCGTGTTGCCGACCCCAGTGTGCATGGTTTCCTCCGATCGTGCAAAGAAGCTCTTGAGTCTTGCTTACGAACCAGATAATTATCTTGTGTTTGATAGTAGTAAGAAGAATAACTATGAACATTTGAATGAATTGATACGGGAGAGAATAAAGAAGGTTTCTTTGTATGTTTATGTAGATGATATGAGTAAACGTATTAGCGACGATCATGTAGGAACTTTGCGTAAAGGTATGTTTTACATAGCAAAAGAGCTAGGTGTTAATATTACACCGATAGCGATGGATAGTATAGTGACAAAGGGAGGAATAATAGTTCCTCAAAAGTTTGAGGTGAGCGTTGGAGAGACACATAAGGTTGAAGATCCTGTTAAGTCTATGTACGAAGTAAGGAAATTTCTTCTTAATGAGAAGAAACGTTTCATGAATACCAAGTTTGAATCTATTTAATATTTATAGTGGTCTAAAAACACTATAAATGATCAACATCCAGATATTGGTATTCTACATATTAATCTATCGTGCATTTATGTATGTATTGGGGCTAGATCTCTATGACAGAACTCACCCTTATGGGTTAGATAAGAAGAGAAATGCTGAGAAAGCACCAGATAAAGTAGGTGAGCGGTATGGAGGTCCGACCGTATTTTGGGGTATTACCGACAAGAAAGATACGGTGAAGAAGAGTCTAGATAAGATTGAATGGCTTATTGATGGTCAGGATCGCACGGTTGAATGGAGACGAGCATTGTTAACATCTATAATGATAACTATGTTTTCTACTGCTATTTTGAACCCAGACAAACTGTTTGTACCCTCTTATATTATGAACATGATAATAATCGTATTTCTGTTTGTGTATTCATACACTACATACCAGAAATACCATGTCAGTTATCAGCGAAACAGACAGATGCTTCTGAATGTGAGTCATGCTAGGAAGATGCTGAGGTTGTCATACTATAACCATCTAGAAAGCATTATCATATGATGAATGGTTTAAAAAATATGAGCAACTAATAAAGATGTCCACGGTAGTAAGTAGTAATAAACGACCGAATGAAAGCATCACGGGGGAGCCTAAAAGAAGGAGCAAGAGACCTCGTGCTGTTACAAATTCTGATCATGAAGAAGTTCTGGTAGAGGAAGAAGATGATGAAGATGATAGTAGTTTCATTTGTTCCGACGACGAAGAAAGTAATGATGAAGAATATGAAGAAGAAGAAGATTTGAAGGAAATGTTACAAAGTTTTATGAAAAAAGATCCTACAGCTTATAAGAGTCTTCAAGAGGTACAGGATGAGATAGAACGTACTGAACCCAATATTACTGATATTCTCAAAGTTCCTATGAGGCTTGAAGATCGAGCAAAACTATGTCAACATTATGAAATATATAAAGCACATACTCCTAATACATACGAATGGTTGGAGGCTAGGGAGACAGTGAATAAGATGTTCAGGCAGTTTAAGGATGGATATATTGAGTATATGAAATTTAATGAGGAGAAGCGTAGACAAATGGAAGATGAGGCTAAGCAGTTTAAAAGCCATGATGCTAGTTTAGCTTTAAGGTATAAGATCCTCGGGTTGGAGACATCTCCCGAGATCAAACAAGTTATATTCAGAAAGTTTGAGGAATTCCAAGAAATGTCTACAAGTGACGATGAATATTCTAAGATGCGTAACTGGTTGAAATGGGCTGTAGATATACCTCACAACAAAATTAAGACTTTCGAACACACATCGAATAAAATTACTAATTTCATACTTACGGCTTCTAAACGCCTAGACGAACAGTTATATGGTATGGATAAGGTAAAGGAACAGATCCTTATGTTCTTGACTTCCAAGCTCACAAATCCAGATATGAAGAAGTCAAATCTTGGTCTGGTGGGAGAACCTGGAACTGGTAAGACATCAATCGCTAGACTTATCGCTGAACTTCTTGACATCGGGTTTGAACAGATTTCATTCGGTGGAGTAGACAAGCCTGATTTCCTAAAGGGACATGAATACGCATATATTGGCTCTCAACCTGGAGAGATAGTCAAATGTTTATGTAGGATGGGACACAAAAATGGAATCCTATTCCTTGACGAATACGAGAAAATTTCAGATAATAAGGATCTTTGCGCTGCTCTCCTTCATATAACAGATCCTAGTCAGAATAGCGAGTTCCGTGATCTATTTCTGTCTGAAATCCCTATCGATCTTAGCCAGCTCTGGTTCGTTTATTCAATGAATTCTCTCCCAGAGGACTCTGCTCTAAGGGATCGAATTTTCTCGATCGAAATACCTGGTTACACTAGAAAAGACAAGGTACGAATTATTCGTGACTATCTTCTACCTAAAGCTCTTAAAAATGGAAATATGAAAGCACAGGATGTACAGATTGATGAAGATACATCTGAATACTTGATTAACAAAGTATGTGAACATTCTGATAAGGGTGTAAGAACGATAGAAAAGGCAATTGGGGACATAATGAACAAGATTAGGTTCATAGTTACTCATCAAGATAAAAAGGGGAAATTACCTTTCAAGGTGAGTTTTGACCCTGGAGAGAAACTAAAATTTCCAATCACTATAAATAAAAAGCTTGTCGATACTTTCATAGAAGATAAGAAACTAGACAAAACCACCGAAAAAATGCTGTCGATGTATATATAATTTTTATTATGTCTAATAATAAAAATGGAACGTAAACTAGTTAGATTATTCCCGTTATAGATTACCAGTTATACACCCCTGCCTGGAGAGACCGATGCATTTAGCAAGGCACCTGAGAGGTTAACTTACGACCCTTAATTTTTTCAATATATAAGATCTTATATGCTGTTTAAGGTAACAGAAGTAATAAGATAAAAATGATTGCTCTGATAACTGGTATTACGGGTCAAGACGGATCTTACTTAGCTGAACTTCTTCTTGATAAAGGTTATGAAGTTCATGGAATTCTAAGGAGAAGCTCGAGTTTCAATACTAAACGTATTGATCATATTAGAGAAAGATTACATTTACATTATGGGGATGTATTGGATATGAGCTCACTTACAAGTATTCTAGCTTCCATAAAGAAGAGTATGGAAAAGGAAGTAATGCTTGAAATATATAACCTAGCTGCGCAGAGTCACGTTAAAGTTTCTTTTGAGATACCTGTTTATACAACTATGACTGATGGCATGGGTACTCTTCATCTTCTAGAGGCTGTTAGAAGTATAAACCTTGAGAATCAGTGTAAAATATATCAAGCGAGCACTTCTGAACTATACGGTAAAGTTGTTGAGACCCCTCAAACAGAGAACACACCATTCTACCCGAGATCTCCATATGGAGTGGCTAAATTATATTCCTTTTGGATAATGAAAAATTACAGAGAGAGTTACAA